AACAGGCGTGGAATTTTTATGTGAGAATAAAGAAAGTGTAACAATTGATTATACTTTAAGCACAAGTTCAGCATCAAGACGTGGTACATTAACCATGCTACTTGATAATGCATCTGGAGTACCTTCAACAAGTTCTATTAAAGATGAATACGATATTAGTACAGGGTCTATTCCAGTTGAATTCAGTTTAACTGATAACGGCACAGATAAATTTATACTTAATTTTAAAACAACAGATACGGTAAACGCACACACATTTACATACGTTCAAAAATCATTTAAGTAATTAAATGAAAGACACATGGCAATTACCGCTGAAACCTAGACTTCGCAGGTGGAGAGAATTAAGAAAAGAAATAGTAGGATTTTCAGAAAGAAAAAAACAATTAATAGTTGTAAATAATTTTTGGAAAACTACACCTATAGGAACTAGAGTCATTGATCCGTATGATCACAAAACATGGCCTAACCCTTGGGACTTGCTAAATACAAATCACTACGATGAAAATGTTGTAGGTTTGTGCATAGCATATACTCTGCATTACAGTGATATTCCTTGTAGAATATTACATGTACAAAATGTGGAAAACAATGAAATAAAGTTAATAGTTTTAGTTGACAATATGTATATTTTAAACTATAATTATGATAGTATAGACACAACAGAAGTAATGAATGAATTCAATGTACTTACTAACATAGATGTAAGTACCTTGGTAAAATAGTTTTTAAAAAAACTATAAACGAAAGAAATTGGATGATGAATGAGTAAAGATATAACAATAGTAAAGCGTGATGGATCTCGCGAAGAATTAGATCTAGAGAAAATGCATAAAGTAGTATTTTATGCATGTAACGATGTAACAGGCGTAAGTGCAAGTCAAGTAGAATTAAAAAGTCATTTACAATTCTATAACGGAATTGAAAGTGCAAATATTCAAGAGACACTAATTAAAGCGGCAGCTGATCTTATTAGCGAAGAAACTCCAAATTATCAATGGGTAGCAGGTAGATTAATTAACTATCATTTGAGAAAGATAGTTTATCAATCTTTTGAACCTCCTCATCTTAAAGATATTGCCCGCAAAAATGTTGACTTAGGTTATTACGACAAAAGTTTTTTCTCCGTTTATAGCGAAGATGAAATTGATACATTAAACAGTTATATTAAACACGACAGAGATGAAAACATTACATATGTTGGCATGGAACAGTTTCGTGGAAAGTACTTAGTACAAAATCGTGTTACGGGTGAAATCTTTGAAACACCACAAGTTGCATACATGATGATAGCCGCAACACTATTTGCTAATTATCCAAAAGAAACAAGATTAAAATATGTAAAGGAATATTATGACGCTATCAGTAACTTTGACATTAGTTTGCCTACTCCTATTATGGCAGGCCTCAGAACACCACAAAGACAATTTTCTAGTTGTGTTCTTATTGAAACCGATGATAGTCTTGATAGTATTAACGCAACTTCTAGTGCTATTGTAAAATATGTAAGTCAAAAAGCAGGTATTGGAATTGGTGCAGGAAGTATTCGTTCAATAGGAAGTCCAATTAGAAATGGTGACGCATCACATACAGGTGTTATTCCATTTTTTAAACTATTTCAAAGCTCAGTTAAATCCTGCTCACAAGGTGGAGTTAGAGGCGGAGCCGCAACACTATATTATCCTATTTGGCATATGGAAGCAGAAGAATTACTTGTATTAAAAAACAACAAAGGTACAGAAGACAATCGTGTAAGACACATGGACTATGGAGTACAGTTTAATAAACTTATGTACGAGCGTCTACTCACAGGCGGAGATATTAGTTTATTTTCACCAAGTGATGTACCGGGTCTATATGAGGCCTTTTTTGACGATCAAGACAAATTTAAAGAATTATATGAAGAAGCAGAGCGTACAGTAACACGAAAGAAAGTTATGCCAGCGGCAGAACTATTTGGACAGTTTATGGAAGAACGCAAAAATACAGGACGCATTTACTTAATGAATGTGGATCATGCAAATACACATGGAGCGTTTAAACCAGAAGTAGCACCCGTTAAACAAAGTAATTTATGTTGTGAGATTAACTTGCCTACTAAACCATTATCTTTTTTCAGTGACGAACAGGGTGAAATTAGTTTATGTACATTAAGTGCAATCAATTGGGGTAATATTAAATCTCCGGTAGACTTTGAACGAGTATGCAGACTTGCAGTGCGTGGATTAGATGAACTATTGGATTATCAAAACTATCCAGTATTGGCTGCTGAATTAAGCACAATGAAAAGACGCCCATTGGGTGTTGGTATTATTAACTTTGCATTTTGGTTAGCAAAGCATGATTTAAACTATCAAGACATTGATAAAAAAGGTTTAGCATTAGTTGACGAATGGGCAGAGGCCTGGAGTTATTACTTAATTAAAGCAAGTGCAGATTTGGCTATTGATAAAGGAAACATTGACGGTATATATGAAACAAAATACGGTGATGGAATTACTCCTAATCAAACATACAAAAAAGAATTAGATGAGCTAGTACCTCACAAAGAACGTCAAGACTGGAAAGGATTACGTAAACAACTTAAAGAAACAGGTATACGTAATTCAACATTAATGGCACTTATGCCTGCTGAAACATCAGCACAAATTAGTAATAGCACAAACGGTATTGAACCACCACGTGCATTTGTTAGTGTTAAACAAAGTAAACACGGTGTACTCAAGCAAGTGGTTCCTGGTTATCCACGCTTAAAGAACAAATATGACCTACTGTGGGACCAACGTAGTCCAGAAGGTTATTTAAAAATTATGGCAGTATTACAAAAGTATATTGATCAAGGTATCAGTGTTAATACAAGCTATAACCCAGAATTTTATGAAGAAGAAAAGATACCAATGAGTGTTATGTTACAGCATCTTGTAATGTTTTACAAGTATGGTGGCAAGCAATTGTATTATTTTAATACATTCGACGGTCAAGGCGAAATTGACTTTGACAAGAAAAATAAAGAAGCACTATTAGGAAGAGATAGTTTTGGATCAGATGATGAGTATGACGACTACTGTGAAAGTTGCACAATTTAAGGAAACACATGAATGACAATTTTAAATACAAAGAATGAAAAATACCACACCGAAGCAAACGCATTTTTAGATGGTCGTTTAGGCTTTCAAAGATATGATACTGTAAAATATAAGCAATTTGATAAACTAACTGATAAACAGTTGGGTTTCTTTTGGCGCCCCGAAGAAGTAGATGTTAGTAAAGATTCTCAAGACTTTAAGCATCTTACTGAACATGAACAGCATATCTTTACAAGTAATCTTAAAAGACAAATTCTTTTAGACAGTGTACAAGGTAGAGCACCAGTAGAAGCATTTGGTCCTATTACTAGTTTACCAGAACTAGAGAATTGGATTATGACTTGGACATTTAGTGAAACAATTCACTCACGTTCATACACACACATTATTCGTAACATTTATTCTAATCCTACTATAGTATTTGACGAACTAACAGACAGTAAAGAAATTACCGACTGTGGTGATGATATCTCAAAATACTATGATGAGCTTATTGAACTATCACAATACTATCAATTGTTAGGAACAGGTAAACACAAAGTAAATGGTAAAACAGTTGAAGTAGATGAATATGAATTAAAGAAAAAGATTTGGTTAACATTAAACAGTGTTAATATTTTAGAAGGAATTCGCTTCTATGTAAGTTTCGCATGCTCTTGGGCATTTGCAGAACTTAAAAAGATGGAAGGCAATGCTAAGATTATTAAGTTTATTGCCCGTGACGAAAACGTACACTTAGCAAGTACACAGTATTTGTTAACAAAAGTGTTAACAAAAGAAGACCCAGACTTTGTAAAGATTGCAGAAGAATGCAAAGACGAAGTAACACAAATGTTTGTTGATGCAGTTGAGCAAGAAAAAGAATGGGCAAATTATTTGTTTAAGGATGGATCAATGATTGGTCTTAATGCACAGTTGTTGAGCGATTACATTGAATGGATTTGTTGTAAACGTATGATAGCACTAGGTATGAAGTGTCCTTATACAACTTCACAAGCAAACCCACTACCATGGACACAAAAATGGATTAGTGGAGCAGAAGTACAAGTAGCACCACAAGAAACAGAGATTAGTTCTTATATTATCGGCGGTGTGAAAAAAGATGTAAGTGAAGATACATTTTCAGGGATGAGTTTATGATTACAATTTATGGAAAAACACAATGCGGTTATTGTGACGCCGCTAAAAAGTTATGCGAATCTAGAGGTTTAGAATTTGAATATAAGCAGTTAGATAAAGATTTCACAAGAGAAGTTATGGTAGAAGAGTTTCCAACTGCCAGAACATTTCCACAGATTGTTGTCAGTGGCAACAAAATAGGTGGGTACGATCAATTAGTCAAGTACATTGAAGATACAAACTACAATGGAACTGGACATTCACTATAAAGGATAATATATGTTAATAGAAGCACAATACAAAGTAGGTGATGTAATAAGTATCAAACTTTCTTCAGGTGAAGAAATGATTGCACGTTTTGAAGATGAAAACGAAGATGTAGTTACAGTTGCTAAACCTTATATCTTAATCGCAGCACAAAACGGAATGGCATTGGCGCCATATATGTTTACAATTGCACCGGATACTAAAGTAAAGTTAAAGATAAATAATGTTATATGCGTAGTTAAGTCAGCAAAAGATGCCAGCGATATGTATATTAAACAAAGTACAGGAATAGCAATAGCAAGTGCCACAAGTTCATAAAAATGGAGACTCGCGTAGTTGCGGTGCAACTACAAATGCAGTAGCACATAAAAATGTGTATGTAAACAATCAACCAATCAGCGTTGACGGTGATCCAAATAGTCATGGCGGCGGCAACTTAAATGCATCATGTAAAAATGTATTTGTTGGAAGTAAGTTAGTTGTACTTAACGGCAACTCGGCAAGTCCAGATAGCCTTTGTCCTATTCCAGGAGGCGCACATTGTGGGCCAGATGCTACATCAGGTAGCCCAAATGTATACATAGGTCAATAATATGAGTGATTTTGTAAATGATTTAAAAGATGCTAGTGATTATCTTAACTCAACTAAGGTAGATATACCTACAGGTAAATTTGATGTAGACCCAGAATCAGGTACTGTAACCCCTCAAACACAAGCATACAGCTTAAAAGAAATTATATGTATGCTATTAGCTGGAAACGGCATAAAACTGCCAAATTTACAAATATGCCTAAAAATAAACTTAGGTAGATTAATACCTGAGATTCCTGCAGGCTTAGAAGATTTAAAAGAGGCATTAGAAGAGGCTGAAAAAGCCCTTGATGAATTTATTGCTCACACTAATATTGATAATGCGTTAGGCAGACTAAATGCCGCGGTGGCAGAATTTGCCGCAATTGCAAATATGATTAATTTCTGTGGAACACCTGTAGTACCACGTGCTATTCCAAATGTATTAAAAGATTCAATGGGAAGTTTTTTAGGTGCTGGTAAGGATATTCTCGATACATTAGGTACTATATCAGATAGCAATATAGGTGGATGTATTGGAACTGATGGAAACTTTTCACCAGATTTATTTACAGGTGGATTATTAAAACAATTAGGTGATAATTTTAATAATCTTCTTGGAATGCCAGCATCATTGAAGGCAGGTATTATAAGTGACCTAAATGCATTTAAAAGAGATATAGAAAATCTTGTAAAATTTGAGAATAATTTTGCAGGTACAGAAGTATCAGGTGGTAGTATATTTGCACCAAATGACAGAGTACATACTGGTGTTGGCATGGCAGTTGATCCAAACTTAACACTAGCAAAAAGTCAACAATATGCAAGTAGTATACAATCATTATACAATAGTTTAAAAGGGTATCCAGTAGATGCAGAAGGCAATGATATTTTCTTCTACTTACTTGAACCAGAAATATTAGCAAAATTACAAAATACTGGTGACCCAAGTGTACCTCTATCAGAGCGAGAGCCAGTATATGATCATTGTAATAGAATAACTGGTTACACAGAACGCAATATACGAACAGTAGCACAATCTAGTACAGGTAGTGAGGTAGCAAATACAACACAACCTGGTATAATTGGGTTAGCAGAAAGTGGAACAGTAATTACGTCACCACCAGCTACAACAACAAATTTAAATATATCTAATTCTATAAAAGCAGTACCTAACAGTTCGATAGGCAAAACTGGCGATAAAAAAGGCGATATTGCGACTGATAGTAGTTATATATACATAGCTAATGCAGATTATGACGGAACTACTGCTATTTGGCTTAGAGCTTCATTATCTTCCTGGTAAATCCCAAAAAACAAGACATTTCGGTTGACAAAACCTTATCTTACTAGTATAGTAGTACTTAATAAGCGTAAAACCTTATTATAAAACAATTAAATATATTAACATGGTAAAAAAATGAGAGCAACAGAATACAAAGATGGAATAAAACGCATTAAAGCTAAGATTGAAGTTCCTATGAGTGAACTTGATGTAGGCAATTATGTACTAAGTGCTCTTACAAGCAACGCAGTTAATTTAACACAGATACAAAGACTCAATAAGCGTGAATTATTACAATTAGCGAAAAATGAAGTTAAAGAAAAAGGTATTAAATCTATTTCATTAGAATCTGTAGACAACGACACTAACGTTATTGTAAGAAATTATATAAAGCAAATGTTTCCAGAATTACAATAATGGGACATGATTA